TGACTGCATATTACGACTCAATTAAAAGCATGAGGGTTGCCAAAATTGGCACCATCATGCCTTGGGGAGGGGATGGAGGCAATGGATTCCTTGACTCTAATATTCCTAAGGGGTGGATTGTTTGTAGTGGACAAACATTGGATGCTGCTGATTACCCGCTGCTGGCATCTGTTTTGGGCGATACTTACGGTGGAGACATGACTGATGCTTTGGGAAACCACCCAGCATTTCCATATTATGGAACTGATGCAACATTCAGATTGCCTCAGATTTCAAATAGTGTTTTGATGGACTTGGAAAGGTATCATCTTGACATTGAGAGATATCAATATGGACAACCAGATGCAGCTATTACTGTATTTGATGATAATGGAACTACTATTGGTAGTCTAGTCTCTGAGTATGGTGAGACTGTTGCGATTAGAACCACACATGAAGCGACTGCTGATATTGATTTTACACTAAATTTAACTGGTAATCTATACTTTAAGTTTACTGATATCACATTGTCTGCACCAGATTTTCTAGAAACAATTCATACACTAAACAGAAAACTTGGTATTAACCACACCCCAGCTCACGGACACTCAGATTCACTTGGATCTGTAAACCCATCTGGTGCTGGTCCTATGCCATTTAGAACTGACAGTGGTATTGTTATGACTGGTAACGCATCTAGTTCTAACCAGTGTAGTAGATCTAAGGGTCCCAATACATGTGCTCTTCAATCTTCAGAACCAACAACTTGGCAATCTGGTGCAGATAATATTACTTTCTATGGTGATGGTAATAAAGAAAATACCCTGCCTAGATGTGACACTTTCATGGAATTTATTCAGGATAGCACAGGAAAAGATTATTGGGGATTTGTTCCTTGTGGTGAAAGTAATTTTAGATCTGGTGCAAGTAGAGGATCTGGTCATGCGACAGATACTTACACACAGACAATATTTGGTCGTGGTGAAACAGATCAAATCATTGATACTGTACCTGTTGATACACATAAAACACCCTGTCATGTTGGTTACTTCCCCAAACCAATGGAAGAAAGAAGTAGACCAAACTTCTTGGGATATGATACTGGTGCTCCAATTAGATCCGATGGTCTTGTAGACAACCCAGAAACCACCCCTGCATTTTCTGTTAGTGGATGTAGTTTGAATGCTACCAACCTAGTGGTTTTACCAGCAGGAACAGATATTACACGTCCATATGGAACATTTCCTAATAATTGGGTTCAATATGATAGGATCACTCCTTTGATGTATGTTACTCCAGTAAATCCAGATGAGAAATATGACGTATTAAGAGAGGGAACGTATGTTGAATCAATGATTTTGAATGAAGCGACTAGTCAGTATGAAGTTACTCTATCTACACCCGCTTTGGTTACTGGAAATTATGATCTTCAGTTTAGACATGGTGCTTATCCAGTCAGTTTGAATCTTGCTGCTTCAAATAAAGATCCTTTGGATCAATCTTTCCGATCACATAATCATGGTAGTTTTGAAATTCAACAAGGTCTTGGATCTATGTCTGGACCACCATCACACACTGCATCTGATGCAGATGGATCTTCATTGCAAGCAGAGAGTTTAGAGAATGCTCTAAATATTTCGTGTGATGTAGCTCAACCAAGTGTCACTGTCACATTCATCATCAAGGCATACTAATGGCAACATTTTACTCAAAAGAAAGAGCAAAGTATGGTAACTTGACAGGTCAGATTATTATCTGGCCTGTTCAATATGATGGAGATCCAGCAGATGGTGCAAATGCCATCAATTTACCTGCAGGATATTTAAAATGTGATGGAACAAGATATTTTGCGGATGATTATCCAAGACTTGCTGCTATTCTTGGAACGGGAGAACAATCAAAATTTCTCAGAAGAAGTATTGATGGCACACCATTAGATACAATTACGGAGACTCAATTTGCTGTTCCCGATCTTGGTTCAAAGTATCCAGAACCAACATCTGGTGCTAACGCAGGTGTATACAACAATGTTAGACTTAATAATGCACTTGGAAATGAAATCAGTAGGTCTGGCATTGGTATTGAAGCAGTATCTGCTATTGGTGAGAGTGTGAGAATTACATATTCTGGTGAGATTAGTGTACCTTCTCAAGAAATTCCAGTTAGGGGCAGACCATCATACACATATGCTGGTGCTACTCACTATACAGATGAAGAAGGTGTGGAAGAGAACGCTTTGCATCCACATGCACACTTCCACTCTGCTACCAGAGCAAGAAACTTAGCAACAAACGAAAACTCAACATCAGAACCAACAGCTCAAGGACAAACTGGTAGAAGAAATGCATCTACAATTGATATTCAAGATTGGTTAGATGCAACTACCAATGATAGTGGTATTCCTGGTAGTGGACAACAACCATGTCTGGCGATTGATCCATGGAATCCAAACTCTGGTACACCATTTAGTGGTCAACCTGTTTGGGGATCTGGATTATTCCAAACAATTTATTATGGTGGTTGTATTTTTGGTGCTGGTGAACAATACACATATAACTGCTTGACAAACCAATCGTTTTCTGTTGATAGATCTCAATTAGAAGGATCTGCAGACCAGTCAAACTTGACGAGATTTATGTACACCAACGAAATTAATTTGGGTCTTACATTTATCTGTTTTATTAATGAGGGAAGTGCTACTCAAGACTCAAGTAATGATGTCCCAGCAACATATGTTCAGGGTGCATCGGGTGTTCCTGAAGACTTCAACAACAATAGCTTGTATGATGTTCTTCCTCTACAAAGTAATCAGAACGTTCAGGATTCTCGTTGTACACCAGACATTGAAAATGTGGTCTCAGACACTGTTGATTTGTCCATTGCAGCAGGTGAAGATCCAACAAGGCACAGTCACAGAATTGATTTAGAGAATAACGAGCATACATATAAGGTGAAGACTAGAGCAATCATTGTTCCACCTGAAAACCTTGTAACAACAATGGATATTGGTGTTGATGCATCGGTATCGGTAGACTCGGCAACTTCACCATTTATTGTCATGGAGTATCTAATTAAAATCTAATTATGTCGCAGAGTTATAGAAATAGCAGAACTGGATTTTTAACAGATATCTTAGTAGATACGACCCCGATTGGTGCAATTGTGCCCAACTTGAAGACGGGTCAAAATTCTTATGACCATAGTTTTATTAAATTTAACGCGACTAACTACCCAGCGTTAACAGATACATCAGGTAATGCATATTTATTTGGTGATGATCCTGCATATACACACGAGGGATACTTGTATTGCGATGGATCTGTACACAATATTTCTGATTATCCAGCATTATTTGAAGTCATTGGAAATGATTATGGTGGTAGGTCAAGTAGTGGAATTGATTTAACAAGTGGTGGATCTGGTTATACCAGTGCTCCAACAGTTGATATTGATCCTCCACCAGCAGGATCTCTCATCAGGGTTCAAGCAACTGCAGTTGCAAATATTGATGTTCAATCTGGACAAGTTATTTCAGTTGATGTTGGAAATGGTGGTATTGGGTACGATCCAGACAATCCTCCTAATGTTACTTTTACTGCTGGCGGCGGCACAGGTGCTCAGGCAGTAGTTAGAATTGGATCTGATGGATCAATTGAAGGTATCAACAAATTTAATGTAATGGAGAATTGGGGAGACCCAAATCTAGGAACATTTGCTGTACCTGATACTGTTGCAAAGAAAATTGTTGGCAACTCTTCTGTTTATGGATCAAACTCACCCAATATTGGCAACTCAACATTAGGAGTTGGTACAACAGGTGGTGCTTGGTATTTTGATCAAAATCAACAGGACGATTATTTTTCACTTGGTAGAATTACAACCACTGGTTATGATCAAGTCATTGAAACTACTGGTGTAGATATCATTGGTAACCAAACAGTTACCATTACAATGAGGGAAACTAAACTCAATGGAGTTCCTCAGCACAATCATAGTGCCTACCATAGTGTTCCTGGACAAACGATTTATATTTCAGAATCATCTGGTGATAGATATCTGCAAGATTATCGTCTTGGATCTGGAAGATTAACTAGATGGTTCCCATCAGGTGGACAAGTATTTACTCACAAGCATGGTCTATTAAGACAACCAAATACTGACAACACGGTTGCTACCTATGATGTTCTAGACTATCAGGGTGGTGCTGGTGGTAGTGGTACTATTAAAGATCCAACAGTTCCTGAGTCTGAACAGTATTATCTTGCATCTGGTGAGACTGGAGCAGGTACATACGAGTTCCTAACTTATATTCCAAACCCAATATCTCTCGTTTTTACTGGTGCATCGGTTATTGGTGGAAGAACAATTAACACGGGTGGTACGCCAATCTATGACTTTACTGATGAGTGGACATATACAACTCCTGGTGGACCATATAGTATTAACCTAGGAAGTATTACTGGTGGAACACCAGACAACTTAATTATTGAAGCAGTTGGTGGCGGCGGATCTGGTGCTGCTGGTACTGCTGGTGGAAATAGCGGTGGAAATACTATCGTTAAAGTTGGTGATGGATCTAAAGTCTGGTTAACTGCATCTGGTGGCGGAGGAGGAGGAGCAACTGCTGGTCTTGGTGGTGGTGCAGGTGGTTCTGCT